CGCCAAAATCTTTCGCGTTTCCTTGGCTGTCATACGCCGATACGCCAAGAGACGCCAGGGCCGTTGCGGCGGACTCCGTCGGTGTATAGAGGTCTGCCATTGCCCGGCTGAGCGCTGTAGCCGCTTCCGTTCCCGTCATGCCGCCTTCTGCCAGTCTCAGGAGCTGTACCGTTGTGCTCTCTGCAGACTGGTGATAGGCGGACGCATTCGCGGAGATCGCGCCCATCGCTTCACCGAGCATGGACACGTCCGTGTTGGCCAGTGTCGCGCCCTTGGCCATCAGGTCCGCATAGTATTGCGCGTTGGATGCCTCGTCTCCGAACCCCTTGATCGCGGTGGTCAGGTATCCGGCAGCGTTGGACATGTCCATCGCGCCGGCCGATGCAAGGGACAACGTTGTAGACAGCAGGGACGCACCCTGAGCATTCTCCGCCAGGATCGCATTGGAGTCCATGCCGGACATGGCCAGGATATTGATGCCCTCTGCCGCCTCTGTGGCCGTGAATTTTGTCGTCGCGCCCATGTCCATGGCCGCGGCCTTGAGATTCCCGATATCATCAACGGTGGTTCCCATCGTAGCCGCGACCTGCGACATGGCTGTATCAAACGACATGCCGGTATCGAGTGCCGCTTTGCCCATTGCAACGGTTCCGCTGACCGCAGCGGTCAACGCGCCAGTTGCCAGTTTCGCACCGGTGCTGATAAAGCTGCCGATGCCGCCGGCGACGGCGCCGATGCCGCTTAATTTCGATACGCCCTTCTGGGCCTCTGAGATCGCCTGATTAAACGATGACTCGAGTTCGCCTGCTATTTTGATAGCGATCTGGTATTCACTTGCCATCTTCTGCGATCACTTCCTTGTAATCCTGAATTAACAGTACCAGTTCATTGACTGGCATTTCGTAAAACCATTGCGGGCTGCAGCAGAACGCTCGTCCCAAACGGATGCAGACCTTGCGGAATGACGCAAAGTCACCCGGATCCAGCCCGTATCTTAGAAAAAAGCCGCTACCGCGTTTTTGACCAGGTAGGCGTCCTGAATATTGAGACTGCGGAAGAATTCCACGTCGTTGCCTGTGCCCTTTGCCGCCAAAACCAAGGCGTAGAAGATATCTGTCTCCGGCAGAAGCGTGACATACCGCTCGCTGGTCAGGTAGACCTGTGTGGATGTCATTGCCTGCGCGTTCAGCTCCTCAAGCCCGGAGAGATCCAGTTCTGTGATGGTCTTGTCCTTGTAAGCATAAGACCGTGACAGCTTGACCTTCCGCGCATCGTCCACCTGAGCAACTGTGAACGACGCCACGCGGTTTTTTACGGCATTGGCATCCCGCATCTTCAGCTCCAGGAAAAACTCCACAGGGTATCCCGTGGCGATCGAGGCAAGCGTCATGCAGAAATACAGATCTGTGTTCGCGTTGGTCGCCACGTAGTTTCGGGAGGTCAGAATCTTCTGTGCCTGGATCAGATCGTTTGCCGTCAGCTCGGCAACCGGGCCGAGATCCAGCGTGCTGATTTCCTGATCATCAAACGTGTAGGTTCTGGACAGCGAAAGAATGAGGTCCTTGCGGACCTCACTCAATTCAACATTGCTTGTTTTTGCCATGGTGTCTATCTCCTTTCAGTATCCCGTATCAGATCAGCACTGGGTACGGATGACAGCCATCATGTCCTTCTCGTTGAGGACATAGATCGCGTTCAGTTTATCCAGCTCGAGAACCTTCGTGTTGTTGATGGTGACCATGATATACATGACTTCCAGAGACACGGAGGATTCCATCTTCTTGCCCTTCTGCGCGGTGCCGAGCGTTGTGCTCTTGGCCTTGCCGCGAACCACAACACGGACAGGATAATAGCCGGTGTGGCCGTTCTTGGGATCCATGCACTGCATAGAACCACGAAGCGTCAGCTGCGGAGGCGCAGTGGTGTCAACCAGAGAAAACATCTCATCGTACAGAACTGCGAACGGGATGGTCATTTCCATGGATTCGAACTGACCGGTAACGGGATCCTCGATCTCACCGAGAACACCGGTGGTCTCCAGTGTGTCGGTAATGGCCTCCAGATCGGGAAGCTCGACCTCTCCGGATACACCAACGAGACGCTGTGCGTCATCGTTGTAGATATTGAACCGGTTAATAACCTCAGGAATTACGCCGCGGAGTGCTGCCATTATTCTTCACCTCCAATGAGTGCCTGCTTGAGCATGGTGACGTTGTAGGTCAGGATGTTCTTAATATGCTGGGCGGGCGTGTAGGGAGAGATATCCTGGCGGAACGTAATGTTTCCGGAAATGATATCGGTCTCCGGGTTGTCCTCTTCATACCAGTCGATGTGGGCATAAGCCAGCTTGTCCGGGACATAGGCGCCGAGGCGGATGTTCTCGGAATCGACGATTGTCTCGATGAGCCTGCGGTTCATCGGGTTGTCTACCTTCTGGAAGTAGGTCAGAATGAAATTGTTCGCCTGCCAGTTGAACATTCTGCGGACAGGGAGCCACATGTCCTTGGGATCGGTGTTATTGGGATAGGCGCTGGTATAGTTGCCCCACAGCCGCCAGCCGTTGAGGTTGATCGCGGTGATGACGCCGTAACCGTTGACGGTGTTGCCCTGATCCTGATCCAGCACGACCTCGGTGCCGTTCGCCAGGCACTGGCCGGTAACGCCCAGCATGTGGTTGGACGGGCTCATATAGGGAACGTCATCGTTCTGAGCGTCCAGATAAGCCATCATGCAGGAGGCGATGACGGACTTCGGGAAGATGTAATCGCCAACCTTGTCGTAAGGCCACAGCACTGCGGAATACGTGGAGCTGAGTCCGGCGTTGTTCTTGACGGTATTGACGTCTGTGTACTTCGTAGCAGTCGAAGTGTCCAGATCAATCAGGGCCAGAGCGCTGAAGCAGCCGTTGATGTTCTGAGCTTTCGCGGTCATGGCCAGAGCAACCGTAGCAGTCTGAGAGAAGCCGGGTGCGATAATCACGCTGGGAACGACACCCAGCTTGGGATAGATCTGGCGGATCAGCTGCAGGCCGGTTTCCTTGCCTGTGGTGCTGTTGTAAGTGCCGATAATGTCGTTTGCCGTGACAGCAGTGGGATCGATCTTGTTGCCGCTGACAGTCAGGGAAGTGGCGGAAGCGCCTGCACCGCCTGCGATCAGGGTGACCACCAGATAGCCGTCCGTGTCAAAGGACAGGGTGTAATCTGTGCCGGCAGTCAGGCTGGTCTCGCCAGCCAGAACGGTCAGGCCGGATTTCAGGACGCCGGTGACCTCAACAGTCGCCTGCATGTCATTGACCTGCACAGTCGTAGCAGACAGCGCAGTCTTGTGGGTTGCGGGGTCCAGAACGTTGATATAAACGATCGGACCCACCTGGTAGATGTTCGCAGACGCGTACATCTCCATGCAGAGAGTATAGTTTGCAAAGTCTGTGCTGTAACCAAGCGCCGCCATTGCCTCAGTCGCAGAGTTCGCCAGAATGGGAACATTAACAGCACTTGAGGGATCGTCCAGCAGGTTGACCGGAGCCGTTCCGACAATCGCTACAACGGTGCCGCTAGTAACAGGCGCTACCAGAGCGGTAGCGTCCTCGAGCACAGTAATGCCATGTTTGATGGGCATAAAGGTTCCTCCTTAGCGGTTATTTTTTGCCTTGTATTGGAGCGCTGCCTGATACGACAGCGCGATATAGCCTTTGCCTTCACGGATCTGCCTCTCAGCCTTCCCGTATTCGGCAATGGGTATAAAAAGATTGGAAACCTCGGGCACATCCGCCCGGATCTCCAATACAGCAGCCGGAACTGCGTCATACACCGTGCCCTGGATCGCAACACCGTTGATGGTGGGACCGCAGTACAGCACCGGCTCCGGCTGTTTCGCCATTACTTTTTTCTTGCTCATGAATAGTCGTCTATCCTTTCCGGAATCGGCGCGTCGAATTTTAAGGACACGGCGCCAAAATAATACGGGAATGTATCCTCATCCTGCAGCTGCCACTCCATGCCGTCCGCCTGCGCCCGGAAGTTTCCGAGCAGCGGATACGTGTAGAAGTAGTCGATCACACGCTGGATCATTCCCAGGATCGCTTCATGCCCGTTCGTTTCCTCGTCGGAATCGTATATTCCGAATACCACGGCAACTGTTATGGTCCAGGGGCCGTCGTCCCCGGTCAGCTTTCCGTTTTGCATCCGGACGATGTAGTATGGAAACACAGTATCCATGTCATCCTCATCCGAGAGGAACACAGGCAGAGACTGCTTGTATCCCTGCGCTCCTGCCACATCGGCGCCATCGGACCGGGTAAATAACATGTCCTTGAGGATCTCCCCGATCTTGTCTATCAGGATGTCCTGCAGATATCTCGCGGTCATTCCCGCATCAGGCAGCATCGGATCAACCTCCTCCTATTGCACGGGCAATCTGCTGTTGCATAAATTTGTAGAGATCAGCGTTGATCTCAGGCTCCAGAACGCCGTACACGCGGCGTTCAGAGCCGATCATATACGGAACGCTCTTGGAGTAAAACGATTCAATCGGAAGCCTTGACGCGGACGTACGGGCCGCCACAAAGCCGCTGAGATTGAACGCTTTGCCGCCGTCCTTCCGGAGCTCTTTCAGGCCACCGCCCTGAACGATCTGCGCCTTTGACCCGGCTGACTTGGTATTGCTTCGAGTCTTAAAGCGCTTGATGTTAATCGTGTCGCCTGTTGACCGGATCACAGCCTGCAGATTCCCGGCATTGGCCTTTTTGATCTGCATGGACTTGTTGAAGCCGCCTGTTTTGATCGTGTACTCCGCCTGTGCCTTCTGCGCCAGTTTTTTGCGCGCTGACGTAGCCGTCTTGTTCAAGGCGTCAGCCATGTATTTCCGGCCGTTCACGCCCAGACTGTTCAGGTCCTGAATACACTTGTTTATCTCAGACGGGTCAGCCTGAAATGTGATATGGATCCCATTGCTCACGACCGATTCGCCCCAATCGTTATGGAGTACACGCCATCTTCATCAATGGCGTCCTCGACGCGGTATGTCCTGCCGTCCAGCTTAAAAAGAGCGCCCTGTTTGGGCAGCGGGCCGAAATCAGAAGCGGCAACATAGACCAGCTTCTGCTGAACATAGACACCGTCCATATTCTGATTCTGACGCTTCTCACGCTCAATCTGCTCAATGGAATCGATCTGCACCGGCATATCTGTCCCATTAATATTGTGAGTATCTGAGAACTCATCAGTATTCAGAAATACGTTGTGAACATCCGCACGGTACAGATCTTTGAACAGACTCATTTTTTCGCCGTCCTCTTCTTCCTCGGCGGGACTTTGCCCACCAGCGCCTCCGGGTCTCCGTCGCTTGACTTGCCCGGCATGCCCGCTTCCGCAGCTGCGGGTCTGGCTTTTGGTGCGGCCTGGGTGTCCTCGCCGTCTGCCCAGTATGCCGCGCCGGATTCCAGCCATGCCGCAACCAGTGCCTGATCAGACGCCGGGAGCTCGTCTCCCGGTCTGTACTGCCGTGACAGGTACAGCACCGGGAGTCTGGCCGTCAGTGTCATGCGTTGATCTTAACGAGGACGGTTTCGTCAGCCGCTTCTGCCGCGGCAATCGCGTAGCCATGCACATCACCGGAACTGGCGGTAGCCATAGCGGATCCGCTCCAGGTCACATTGGCGCCCGCGGCGATGGCGGCAGAGCTCTTCGGGAACGCAAAAACGCCCTCTACATGCAGGCTTCCGGTAGCGCCCGCAGCGATATCGCAACCGGCAACACCGATCTTTTTACCAAGCACGACAACCGTGCCGGCCTCGATGGTGCTGTTGCCGCTGTTGACATAGTCAATCGCTTCGCCTCTCTGATAGTAAGTTGCCATGATTCAAACCCTCCCTGATTAAAGCGTGGTGCCGGGGTTCTTGACCATGCCGCGCCAATCGCGGACACTGATGCCCCAGTCGAGCCAAATGTCCCAAACGAAACCAAGGGTTCCGGGAACTTCCATTCTGCGGACGGTCGGAGTCTCCACGCCGTTGAGGTAATCAACCTGGATGCCGCGAGCACTGGACTCATCAGCAAGCAGGAACCACGGGCAGGCGTTGGTGCCGGCCAGAGCGTTCAGCACGGGAGACTGGACAACCTGCAGAGGATAATTGTACAGCGGGTTAATGTCGTTGTTCCCGGAGCCGACAACCTGAGCGGACCGGAAGATCACAGCCAGATCGAATTCATAGCCAACGGGAACAACCAGCTTTGCGGGCGTCATATAAATGGCGTCGCCAAACTGATCGGTCTGTCCCTGCAGTTTGAGGATCGCTTCCTGGATCGCCGTCTGCGTGGGAGCCGTGCCGGAGGCGATCAGGTTCGCGTGATCGTTGTGGAACAGCGCCTTGCCGTCGAAGATGGTGCTGTTGTTGAACAGGATGCTGTAGACCTGCTTGTCGATGGTCTTCTTGGCAGCCTGAGCATACAGGCCGGGAACCCGGGTCAGGAAGCCGATATCGTCATTCACGAACGCCTGACGGGTCATCGAGAACTGCTTCGCGTAAGTATCCAGCTTTCTGGAGGGAAGCAGAGAAGTGCTCGGCTTGTCTGCCTTGATTTCTCCGTTCTCAGGCACCAGGAGGAAGTCGCCGACACCGCCGATCACATACTCATGATCAGAGGTCTCTTTGAAATCGCTCAGAGATCCCTTGGTGGTGATCTCCTGGAAGGTGGTGGGCACCTTGTTGTACAGATCCACAATGGACTTCTGGATGGTAGAATCCAGAATAGCCGGGAACGCCGCAGTGGGATTGTAGAACTGACGGCTCAGCATGTCATAGATCTCGCTGCTGTCTTTGTGCAGGAGAGAAGACGCGCTGTGCCCCTCTCTGGTCAGGCAGTCGATCGCCAGATCCCGCAGGGACATGCCGCGGAAGGATTCGGCGCCGGCTTCAGGAGCGGAAACGTTCAGGCCGGAACGCATAACGAGACCGTCAGCAGCGGCGCGGCGGAACTTGTCGCCTTCGTCATCGGTAACGGTAACATTGGTGCTGATCGGCGCCTGTCTGGTGGCCAGCTGCTCCAGAACGGCAGCGCGCACCTGGTCGATGGTGGAGCCATTGGAAACATAATCAGAGGAATCAATGTCGAATTCTCTGCACAGAGCGTTGATCTCGGTGATTCTCTGGCGCTCTGTTTCCATGGCGCGTGCAGCGATCTCCGCTTCGTTTACAACGGGCTGCACATTGATGTTTTCATCCATAGTACGGGTAACCTCCTCTGTAATAATCGGATGATTTTCTTCTTCCGGAGTCGGGTTCTCCATCTGTCTCCCAACCCCAACGGTAGGGTCGGCAGGGACAGACACGATGCTGATTTCATACGGCATCCAGCTGCGGGCTATTTCCACCGGCCCCGCAAACCGTCCGTCTTCAGATCTCGAACCTGTCTCCACGGTCTCCCAATTGGAAACCGTGTATCCAACGGAAACGCCCTTGAGCGTCCCGGATACAACTTTTTGATAGACCGCATCGGCATCCGGATCCTCATCAAAACGGATCTCCGCCTTGCCTCTGCCGTCTTCTACCCATGCCCGGAGAATCTGTCCGAGCACCTGACCTCTCTCATGGTTAAACAAAACCACGCCGATCTCGTTCAAGCGAGAGAGATCGACGCAGCCATCGCTATGATCGAGGATTTCCTGTCCGAACCAACGGTTATAGGGTTCCTCAGACGAGAAACTCAACTCAACGATTCGGTCCTCTCTGGACGCAACCGCACCCTCTATTTCACGGGTCAGGTCGCGTCTGTTCTCATCGTTCATCTTCAGATTCCTCCAATTCAGCTTCGGTGGACTCCTCTGTTGTGGACGCATCCACGCCAAACAGCGGAACACTCAGATCCAGACCTTTAGACCGCGCGTATTCCATGACATCCGCCATGTCGTCAATCTGCGCCTGCCAGTCACGGCCGCGCTCTGCCGCGATCTCTTTGAATGTTTTCTGCCCGGTCTGTATCGCGGTTTTATTCGCATTTGATTCCTTCTCCGGATCAATCCACTTCTTGGGTGCCTTGATCCATTCGTGCCCGAAATAAGTGTCTTTCCGGTCCCAGAAGTCTGCGATCCGGATCTTGCCCGCCAGCACCGCAGACACAACAAAGGATTCATAGATTTCGTCCAGGATAGCCGTGATTTTCTCGACTTCTTCCTCGTAGGTCAGTTCGTCTTCAATCATGCCCTGCCGTGCGCTGGAATAGTTTGTTTCGGACATGTCGCGAGACACAGCCTCATAGCTGACACCCTGACCGGCTCCGATCAGTCTCTGCTGCAGCTTTGTGAAATTTGTAGCATCCGCAGACTGTCCGGATGGATTGATCACCTGGATCTCATCCCCGGCATTCAGCTCCCGGATCATGCCGGGTGCGATCATCTTCCCGTCGTATTCCTTTTTGCCGGTGCCGCCGTACTGACCGGCCGCGCCGCGTCCAATCGATCCGGCGGACGGAACGATTTTCTTGATGAATACGGACAGGCATGCCTGAATGCGCTCCTTCACGGAAACCGCATTGATGAACTCATTCAGATCCCGGATCCGCGTGACCGTCGGAGCCATGTCAGACATCTCTCTGATTTGAGACGGACGCGTCCTGGACCAATAGAAGA